CCACGAAAGGGTCAGAAGCATCCCGGACGTGTAGTGCTTGTCATACACGTTGTCGCCCTGCTTCGAGGAGACCAACATCCGGCCGATCTCCGGGCTGTGCCGGTGCAGCCGGTCGATCCGGCGGATCGAAAAATCGCGAGCCGTGGTGGCGGTCGTCTGCACGATCATCATGTCGGCCGGATCGCACTTGACCGAGTAGGCCAGCCAGTTCAGCGCAATGTCGGTCTTGCCGGACTGTGCCGGACCGGCGAAAACCCAGCCGGTAAACTCGCGCGAGGTCAACTCGTCCATCGGCTCGACCAGATAGGGGGCCATGTCGTTCTTCCACGGGCCGACATAGGCTCCGGGGTTGTTCAGGTAGCGATACCTCTCGGCCGCCTGCGAAACAGTCAGGCGCTCAGGGGGCCGCACGGCAGCGGCGACCTCGGCGATGATGCGTTCGAGAGTGTCAAATTTGGTCATACCCATCGTCATCATCTTCGACTTGTGCTGCTTCGCCGATGACAGCCGGAAGATCGGCAAGCTGCGGCCCCGTGGCGTTCTTTTCGGCCTGCGAAAGGAGAGCCTCGTAGATGTCCCGCTGTAGCGAGTCCACGAGGCGTATCAAGGCCTCGCGCTGCTGCGGGGTGACACTTTGCTCGCGCTCAATCGTGTCAACCCAAAGTTGCATCGTGAACTTCATCGTCTGAAACGTGTTGGCAAGCACTTCCCGAACCCTGCTTGTCGGCCAGAGAGAACCGGCATTCTCCTCGTAACGCTGGCGCTTCAACATCGCATCCCAGAACTGCGCCTGAAGCGAAGGAGGAAGTTCCACCCTCGACGCGATCTTGACGAACTCCTCGGGCGTCAGGATCGGCGTGACGAGGTAACGGGCCGCCGTCGCAATGTCGTAGAGGCGATGCGCCCGACTGTCGGGAGAAGGCACGGACGGGCAATTCGCAAGCCGCCGGATCACGACATTGCGATCCATGCGGAACATCTGCGCAAGCGTCGTCGCAGTCACGGCTCCCGTAGAAACCGCCTCGGCGCGCGTGCGGGGAAGCGGCTTCTTGGCTTCCAGCACGGTCTTGAGGGCGGTTTCAATGTCGATCTTGGTCATTCCGCCTTCAGCGCCCTGTTGAGCCTCACCCTGACTGCATCCGTTATGGCATCCTGCGTGGCGACCCGCTGCGAGAGGACTTTCGCCACATCCTCGTCTGCCGTGCCCGCCATGAGAATCCGATGCACAAACACGCGGTCGGCTTTCTGACCCGACCTATGTAACCTTTTGATGAACTGTTTATATAGCTCCATCGCCCAGGTCAACCCATACCAAACCGCGATGTTCGACCCGTGCTGAAAATTCAGACCGTGCCCGGCGCTCGCCGGGTGCGTAACGAGCATCCTGATTCTTCCCTCGTTCCAATCCCGCATGTCGTTCTTGGAGTCGCCGAAGAACCGTGCGTAGCGGAACCTCTTGGCGATGGCTTCCCGGTCGAACTGGAAGCTGTAGGCAACGAGAACAGGCTTTCCGGCCGCCTCCTCCATGATGCTTTCGAGCCGGTCCAGCTTCTTCTCGTGCAGCTTCACATGCGAACCGTCCTCGCGATAGAGCGAGCCGTTCGCGAATTGCAGGAGCTTCCCGGTCAGAACGCCTTCGTTCAGGGCGCGAATGACTTCCGGGCTGCCCTTGTTGTCCCGCACGAAGATCGCCGCCTCGCGCTCGAACTCCCGGTAGCGTTTCATCAGGGCGGGCTCCATGTGCAGAATGTGATCCTGAATGACCATGGGAGGCAGCTTCAGGTAATCCTCCTCGCGAAGCGAGAAGAACACGTCGCTGATCCTGCTCATGATCTCATTGTGCGAGTGCGGCATGGGCTCCACGCCATAGCCATACTTCTTCTCGCGGAACCACCTTTCCTTGTAGCTCCGCATGGACAGGCCTAGCCGCTTGCCGCCGTCGATGGCGTAGATCGGCCCCCAGAGGTCGATCAGCCCCTTCGGGGCGGGCGTGCCGCTGAGTTCAACGAGGTATCTGATCGTAGACCTGACCTTATGCAGCACCCCGAGGTCGGTCTTCCGGCCGGTCGACTTCTTGACCCCGTTCACATTGCGTGCAGCCGTCTTCAGCCTGCCTGACTTCAGCCTCGTCGCCTCGTCATAGACCACCATGTCGTAAGGCCAGCGGACAGGACCGAACCTGTTGTAAAGCCAAACTAGGTTTTCCCGATTGATGATCGTGACGTTACAAGGACCGTAGCGAAGCGCCGCGATCCGTTCTGCCTCTGTTCCGGTCACGATCCGATACTTCAGCTTGCGGGCGAAATCCCACCCGGCGATTTCGGCAGGCCACGTTTCCTCGGCGACAGCCAGAGGCGCGACGATCAGAACTTGCCGAACCTTCTTCTGATCGAGCAAACGGACAATGGCCCGAAGGCAAGCAGCAGTCTTGCCGAGACCCATTTCGGCGGCGAGGAACACTTTGCCGACTTCCTCGATCTTGTCGGCCATCCAGACCTGATAGGGCCTGAGATCGGATTCAGACCGAATGACCTGTGGCGGACCCCAGATCATTTCGAGCCCTTCGATGTCCGTGATGTGCTTGGGGTAAACGACCTTGCTCACGGCCGTTTCCCGAACAAACCAAGAACGCTCAGGCCTTCCTCTATCGAACTGACGACATGGACCTCCATTCCCGCATCCTTCATCAGCCGATGTTCGTGGGCCTGCGACAGACGAGGCACTTCTCCCGGCGCCTTGAACTCGATCCAGACCGTGCGGCCGTCCTTGGCGAAAACACGGTCGGGAGCGTCCTTGCGCCCAAGCCACGCGACCTTGCGGACAAACCAGCCCGCGCGAACGGCGCGGGCGACAACACTACTCTCGATAATCGCTTCCCGCACCGCTCAATCCTTCATGAATACCTTCGACGTGAACCCGGCAGTTTTGAGCGGCATCCCCTTTGCCCATTCAGGCGGTGTCCTCATCGCCTCGTTCAGGATCGCCAAGGCTTCCTCAGCCCTGTCCTCGGGAGCAAGCCCGAGAATTTGATCGTGCACATGCAGACGAATGTCGATGCCGCGCCGATCCGCTTCAAGAAGCCCGTTCGCAAGAATGTCGCGAGCTATGGCCTGATCGACATTCTCGGTCAGCTTGCCTGGGTGAGTTGTGATCCTCCGCCACTGCTTCCGCTCGTCCTGCCCCTCGTAGGTAATCTGCTGCTTCTTGTCCCCCCAGGGAGTATCGACAAGCTCGATCCTAGGCCTGAGGTAGTGCAGGAATCGCCCGCTCGGCAGCCTGATCCGCATGAACGGATGGTAGTAGTCGAATGTGATGTGGCCGAACTCAACGGGCTTTCCGGTTGTGATGCATTTCTTCGCCGCCCGCTCGATGCCATACCAGTAGTCGACGACCTCAGTGAACTCTCGCCGGAACGTTTCGACCGAGAGCCGGGCATCTTCTTCCGTGAACTGCGTGACGCCCATGCTCCATGCGTAGCCAAGAAGGCCACCCGCTTCCCACTCGCCGGTCTCTTCGTTGAACCTTCGCGACCCCGGCCCCATCATGTAGCCGCACCCGAGAACACCCGGCTTGGCTATGGTGCGGCGCCTGCTCATCCCTGCCGCATACTCGGCGGCAAGGTCGCGGTAGTCCATGTTGAACAGATAGACGGCGAAGGCGAGGTAGGGATCGAGCCCTCGCTCAAAGACCATCAGGATCTTCTCGCAGTTCGCCAGCCAGCCGAGGACGATGTTCTCGATAGCCGAGAGGTCGGCATCGAGGAAAACATAGCCGTCCGGCGCTTGGGCGGCCGGGCGAATACAGGACGCGAGGACATCGAACACGTTGCCGTAAAGGTGGCGCAGACTGTCGGCATCCAGACGCTCGACGTTGCGGGCGTGCACTTCGATCCGCTTCTCGAAACGCTTCTCGGGCCGAGGCAGGTTCTGCGGCTGGAACAGCCTGCCGCCCCACCGCCACGTCCGGCCCGCAGCCGCGAACTGAAGCACGTTCCGAAGGTTCCCGTCATCGTCCGTTGCCCGCATGAGGGCATGATACTTCTTGATCGAAGTCCGGCTGACCTCCTGCCGAAGTTCGAGAACGCGAATGTAGGCCTTCGACTCCTCGATGAACGCCGGGTCGTTCCCGCTCGCCTTGACGGCCTCGTGAGCGCGCTCCATGGCACGCTTGATATGGCCCTTGGTCACATCGCGGAACGGATAGCCCTTCTGGCGCAGCCACGGCAAAAGCTGCGAAACGGACATCGGGTTGTCTAGGCCGGTAAGTTCCTTCATCTCCCTGATGGCGTCTTCGACACAATCCTCGTAGACGCGGATCGCATTCGCCACCATCTTGAGGTTGATCGGCAGACCGGCCTGATTGATTTTCTGGTCGAGCGTCCAGAGGTTCCATTCGTGCTCGGGCGGCCTGAACTTCCAGAGCTTGCGAAGGACCGCCTGTTCGGCCCGCACGTCCTGCCGGTTGTAGGCCAAGTAGGCATTCCAGTCATCCAAATCCTCGTGCCAGAAGATGCGGGTCCGGGGGTCGCGCGGCGTAGGGGTGCGCGGGAAGGAGAACTTCCGCATGAGGCGCGAACCGGCAGCGTCTTTCCGGGATTCTTCCTTGAGATTCAGGGCCTTCGCTGCCGCTTCAAGCGAACCGGGAAGCGAACAGGTCAGCGCGACCACCATCGAACATCGCCACTGCCGGACATCGACAGGGCGGATCAGGGCGGACGTTACCGCCATCTCAAAGGGGGCGTTCCACGCCCACTTCTCGACCTCGGGATCGAACAGGGCCTGCTCAAGCTCGCGCGGCATCTCCTGCCCCTCGGCCGGTATCCACTGGCGCTCCGCCGACCCGTTGAGAGAGTAGGCCGCCATGAGGATTTCCGTGGAGGGATGCCTGCAATAACGACTGACGCCGACCTCGGAAAGGTCGGCGTCGGAATAGGTCTCGTAGTCGATGGACAGAATGTCCTTCGCCATCTCAGATCATTTCGTCGTCGTCGCCGTAGTGAACCACGTCAGAAACATCGTCGTCGCTGAACTTCTGGTTCGGATCGACCGGAGCCGCGCCGAACGCCTCGCCGTCCGCGCGGAACTGGACCGCCTCTAGGCTGGCGTTGATCCGCTTCCCGTAGCGCCTGTCATCCTGCGCCCAGAGACGGACGACAGCGTTGACATAGCATCCGGCGTAGGGACACCCCTGCTGACCCGGCTTGGCCTCGATCCAGCGACCGTCCTTGTCCTTGCGGTTGGTGATGACGGCAGGCGGGCGCGATTCAGGCGACGACGCCGAAACGTAGAAGTGCCCGGCGTAGCCATCCCACGGCTCTTCGTCGCCGTCCCGAACGCACAGCCGCTCAGACTTGAGCTTGGGCCAATTGGCCTTGTCCGGCCCCCACTTCTTGGCCTTCACCTGATCGGCCGCGACGCGGAGCTTCGCCATGTTGCCAAACTCGTCGCCTTCCTTGGGGATCAGGAACGACGCCTTGTAGACGCGGCGAGTTTCGCCGTCTTCGTTCTGCCGTTCTTCCGTCTCGAACAAGGCCGGGAACGAAAGACGAACGTTCTTCAGGATGACTTCACCAACAGGGGTCTCGGCCATTTACACGCTCCTGGATTTTGGGGTTACTGGGTTTCGATGAGGTCGAACTTGTCTCCGTGCGTCGACCGCGCGGGGCGCTTGTGGTCCAAAGGAACGAGAATAGGCTTCGGTTCCTGCTTCTCCACAAACATGGCAAAGTCGCGCTGGAAGGCCTTCTTCCCGACCCTCTCCTCGACCTGTGCGGGCGAGACGAGCTTGCGGGTGAAGGCTTGTTCTCCGAAAGCATGAGTCAGCACGAGCTCGGCCTTTGCCTCGTCTCGCCAGACCCTCGCGGACCTGCCGTCGACGAGCTTCATGCCCGGAACGGGCCGACCTGCCTCGGCGTCGCGAAGCGCTTCATCGTGAAGTTGATCCAACCACTTGTCGATCATCTTGCGGTGCAGGAGAATCTGCGACCGTTGTTCCGGCGTCAGGGCACGCCGGTCGTGAAGCGCGAGGGGGAGCCCGGCAGCAAACTGCTTTTCGAGGTCGTCGAACTTCACCCCGATGAGGTTCGCGTTGAACTGGGCATACTCGGGGCACGTCCCGAACGTCGCCGCACGGCAAAACTTGCACTGAATGACGCCCGGTATCCTCGGAGCATTCGGATCGCGCGTCGCCTCGGCGTCCAAGGCAATCTTCTCGCCTTCTTCGAGAAGCCGCTGCATGGTAGTCGTCCAGACCCCGCCGCCTCCGTCAGTCCGGGGCTGCTCGATGATGATGAGCGCCTCCACGTCCTTCGGCTCAATGCCGAGAGTCTCGAACTCGGCCGCCACCATGCCCCACAAACCGAGTGCATAAAGGGTGGCCTGATCGTTCTCGACGGGGCTGACCGGAATGCCTGAGCCCCACTTCCAGTCGAAGGTGACGATCCGGGAACGAGACGGGTCCACGATCCCAACATCCACAGTGCCGAACTGCCCCGGCCCGAGCCAAGGCGAGAGGTCGACACGCTCTTCGACAAGCAGCCTGCGCCCGGGGGAATCCAGAAGCGACTCGATCAGTTCCAGCCCCGGCAGCATGGCAACCGCCATTTCCTGCGTGAAGGGCAGGTCTCCGAAGTTCTCGACGTAATGGGTAGCGCCAACCATCGACAGGGGATTGGCGCCGTGAGCGACAGCCAACGCAGCGAACTCGTGAAACACGGTCCCCTGCGCAGCGTGCTCGCCTGCGTTGTCCGGGAGCCCCTCTTCGGCCCTGATGGAGCCGGGGCAACGCCGGTAGCGGTGAGCCTTGGAAGCACCGAGGGACGAATGTTGGCCAGGCATCGGAAAGGGGCGTCCTTGATGTAACGGTCCGGGGTCGCGACGTTCCCGCCGCGACCCCGAACCCGAGGGCGAGATCAGATGGCGGAGTCGCCCTCTTCTTCGTCACCCTCGTCCTCCTCCGCGAGCGGGTTCTGGCCCGCGCGGAAAGCCTTCATGAGTTCCATGACCTTGGGGAAGTGCTTCGGGTCGATGTTGGTCAGCCTGTCGGCTCCGAAGTGCTCACAGATGGCCGCATGAGCCTTCTTGGCAGCCGCTCTGTCGATCTTGAGCGACTCACCGGCGTAATCCGCGATGTCTGCGGCCGTGACGGTGACGGGCTTGACCGCAGCGGGCTTGACGGCGGCAGGCTTGGCCGCAGCAAACTTGGCTTCGGTCGTCGCAGCAGGCTTGGCCGAACCGAGCATGGCGTCAAGGCGCTTGGTGTTTTCTTCCAGCGCCTCCGCGAGGCGGGTCAGCAGGGCTTCGATGCTCATGGGGCGGGTTCCTCTTGTCAGGACGGCGTTGTCCACGTTCTTGATGCCGCGCCCAAGCCCGCTTGTCAACCCCCATAAGACTGTGCAATAAACGCGACGATCAACTCGTAAGGAGGGGACCATGGCCTACCACAAGGACCCGATGGCGGTCGAAAACCAGATGAAACGGCTGCTGCTGATCGCGGCACCGCCGGACGAGCAGGGACGCAAGACGATCACCACGCTGGCGAAGAAGCTGGGAGTCTCTCGCGGAACTGTGTGGAAGTGGATCGAGGTCGGGCGCATCCCCCCTCGCCGGGCGGTCGCCGTAGTCGATGTGTCTGAGGGCCGTGTGACGCTGGCTGACTTCGCCCGCTTCGTCTATACTTGAGATTCTTGGCTCTCAACGAAGCCCAATCGGCCCTTTCCGACCCGAGGGGCCGAACAGGAGGTTACGCCCTAATGAGCGAAGACCCGTTCCTGATTCGATACTCCGAAGGAAAAGGCAACAACTTCGGCAAGGCAAGGAACCGGACAAGCTCCTACGAGGCGTTCAAGAGCCTGTTCCGAAGCCCGGTCAGAACCGGGGAAACGTTCAAGGAATACCTGGGCTTGCCGAAGGACCAACAGACGGCGCTGAAGGCCGTCGCAGGGTGGTTCTACCGAACCCAAGTCGAAGGCAACAGGCGCAACAGGTTCAGCGGCAAGCCGAGCGACATTATCACCCTAGACTTCGACTACGCCACACGGGAATTCGTCGAATCTCTGCGGGCGGGCAAGATATTACCGGGCTACACGTTCTTCGTCTGTTCTACCCGGCGGCACACGGAAGAAAACCCAAGGCTTCGTTTCGTCATTCCGTGCGAGCCGCCTGTCGATACCAACTCCTACTCGCCGGTGTCGCGAATCGTCGATGGAGATGGTCGACCCCGCCTCGTTCCGCCCCGCACAGATGATGTTCTACCCGACTTGCTCGAAGGACGGGGACTTCTTCTTCTACGAACAGGACGGCGACATCCTCGATGTCGACCTGATCCTCTACGACTTCGAGGCACGGGTCGGGAACTGGCGCGACTACCGTCTGCTGCCGTCCTGCCCTGATGAAGTCCTGCGCGAGCGCGCGGAAAAGGCAGAGAACCCGCTTGAGAAGAACGGTCCGGTGGGGGACTTTTGCCATGCCTACAGCGTCCCGGAAGCCATCGAAGCCTTCCTCAGCGACATCTACGCCCCGGCCGAGGGATACAGCCAAAAGCCCCGCTACACCTACCTGAAAGGAACCACGACAAGCGGGGCAGTCGTCGAGGACGGCGGGCTGTTCCTCTACTCGCACCATGGGTCGGACCCCTGTTGCGACAAGCTCGTGAACGCCTTCGACCTCGTTCGCATCCACCTGTTCGGCCATTTGGACAAACCCGGCGACGACGACACGCCGATGGCGCAGCGGCCTTCATGGAAGGCAATGATCGAATTCGTGAGCAAGGACCGGCGCTATCGGGACGCCCAGCTTGAGCGCCGTTACCGGATCACGGAGATGCTGAACGACGCCGGGGTCGATGATGACGATGACGGCTGGGATCAGATCGGCGAGGTGCCGAGCGAAAGGCCGGATTCCATCGTTCCCGTCCATGTCCCTGCCGTGCCGGGGAAGCGCAGAGCAAAGGTTCGGAAGGACTGGACTCACGGCCTGCAACTCGATCAGAACGGGAAGATACTCAACACGCTGGCGAACATCGTCCACATCATGTCGAACGACGCCCGACTGCGGGAATCGTTCGAGTTCGACGAGTTCTCGCGCAGGTATGTCTGCCGGGTGCCGATTCGGACCAAGCTGAAGAACGTGTCCAACATCGAGGTCAAGGACGCCTTCTTCGGCGAGGAACTAACCGACTTCATGCTCACCGTAGTCCGCTGCGTGTTCGAGACTGCCCCCGGGGACGGCCTAGGGTGGGGCATGAAGGTATCCAAGAACGACATTCACGAAGCAGTGCAGGTCTGTGCGCGTCTGAACACCTTCAACTCGGCAAAGGACCGGCTGTTCGCCCAACCGTGGGATGGCGTGCCGAGGTTGGACACCCTGTTTATCCGCTACCTCGGGACCGAGGACAACACCTATTACCGAGAGGCCGCGCGGCTGTTCCTGATCGCCGCCGTGGCTCGCCTCTACGAACCGGGGCACAAATTCGACTATGTGCCCATCCTGGAAGGGCCACAAGGCGTCGGGAAGTCATCGTTTGCCGAGACGCTGGCCTGCGGCTTCTTCGGCAACCTGAACGCCGCAATGGACGACCTGCCCAGGCTCGGGGACAACATGAGCGGGAACGTCATCATGGAGATCCCGGAGTTGTCGTCGATCCGGCGGTCGGCACTGGAAGCGACCAAGAGCTTCATCACGCAAACCTCGATCACCTATCGCGCCGCCTACGCGCGGGTCGCCGAGACGATCAAGCGACAGTGCGTGTTCATCGGGACCACGAACGAGGCGACCTACCTTGTGGACCGGACCGGCAACCGCCGATGGTGGCCGATCCCGGTGAAGGTCGAGCGCATCGACATCGAACGGCTGCGCGATGAAGTGCTGCAACTCTGGGCCGAGGCCCGGAACGCCTACTTCATGATGCGGCACTCCTACCCGAAGGAACTCGGCGACCTGAAGCTCACCCTTAGCAACGAGGCCATCGCCTTCGTGAACGCGCTTCACGAAGAGAAGATGGAGGAGAGCGAGGTCGATGTCTACGCCGGAAAGATTGAGAACTGGCTTCTGTGCGGCACCGTAGAAAGCCGGTTCGACGAGGACGACTCCCCGGATACGGCCGCGCATCGCTACCGCGACGAGGTGTGCCTTCAGGAGATATGGGATGAGTGCCTCCGAATGCCCAAAACCCGGAGCCGCCTAGACAGCCTCTTCGTTGCGCAGGCCCTGCGGTCGTTGGGCTGGGAGCAAACCTACAGCCGCCGCACCCGCAAATACGGCAAGCAGAAGATGTGGCAACCAAGGGTCAACGGCCGCCCGGCTACCGGCAAGGAATGGGCAGAGCATCGGGCCGCCAAGACGGGCGTCGATCTGGACACGATCAACATCTGACCGGGGAGGGGGCGCCCCCCATACGACTGCGAGCCCTAGAAAACGGCGTTCAGAAAGGCTTCCCAGACGAGGGGAGCCTTTCTTTTTGCGAAAATCCGGAACTTTCGAGGCAAACCGAGGCGGTTCCTGCGGAACTGACGGTTCCTGGCTAAGTGCTTGAAACTGCTTGGTTGCTACCCGGTATGGAACTGACGGAACTGGAACGGACTGAGTCCTATATAGCTCTGGACTCTAGGGGGGTCATGCACTTTAGAAGAATCTTGCGTGCTGCTCGGCCTCTTGGGTTCGCCAAAAGTCTTGTCCCTTCGGTTCCACAGTTCTTCGGTTCCAGAGCTAAAGAGACTAAGTAAAACAAGCACTTGGCTGGAACTGAGACTGGAACTGACTCGGAGAACCGAGGCAGTCGGTTCCGCCCCTCGACAAGTTTATCAGATGATGCACAAAAAAGCGGGAAAGAAACCGAAGTTTTCGGTAAGTTTGGTAACATTGCATTTTTTAGTCTGTCCACACGGCATTTTTTTTGATTCTTTTTAGGGTTTTTTCGATTTTCTGGGCGTTTTGACATCAAGTCATTGATAAATCAAGGTTTTCACGTTTTGTTCGCAAGTAAAAGGCGGGATTTACGAAAATGGTCGGGAACCGGGCGCTCGGCGCACCC